ATTGGTGTACAAAACTTAGAACAGGCTAGTGAAGAAGTACAAGAAGTTGTACAGGCAGTTGTTGAAGAAGCCATTGAAAATGTAGAAGATTTATCTGAAGAACAAGTCGCAGTCGTAGCAGAGGTACTACAAGTAGAAGAGGATGATGTTGAGATTATTGCTGAGGCTGTTAAAGAAGATGAAGTGGTAGCTGAGGCTGTAGAAGAATACGTAGAAAGAGCTGTAGAGAATGCAGATGTAGAGAACTACACACTTGCTGATGTTGTAACAGAGGTACAGTATGAAAACTTTTTAGAGAATCCAATAGAAACATTTGTAGATTTAGATTTTGAAGGAATTACTTTAGACAACATAGGAGATGATATGACCCAGGACCAAAAGGAAAAAGCACAAGAAGTTGTAGTGCCAGTTATTCTAACTAGAATAGCTAGTATGGCAGCTTTTGTATTTAGGAGACAGATATGATAACCAAACTATGGGAATGGTTTGTGGAGGCAATTAAGGAAACACTTAATCTTAGTTGGACCTTAGTTGGTTTAGTAATTGCTACGCTTACACTTACTGGAAGTGCGCAGCAAATCACTGGACTTGCTACTATAATAACATTAGTAATATGGTTGATAACGATAAAGTTCAGAAAGTAAAATGTCGTTCGTTTGTGAACGATAAAGGAACTCGTGTCAATCTATGTCATTGTAAACATGGAGGTATAGGTGAAACTAACAGTTGTTAGAACCCAGTTTGGTACAGATGCTACCAATGGTTTACTGTTTATTGATGGTGTCTTTGAATGTTATACGTTAGAAGACCAGTATCAAGCAGTAAAGGTTATGCACGAAACATGCATACCTGAAGGAACATACGATATTAAATTTAGAAAGACAGGTGGGTTTCACGCTAAGTATTCAGAAAGATATAAGAACGCACACTACGGTATGTTACATATACAAGATGTGCCTAACTTTACATACATCTTAATTCATACTGGGAATACGGACGAACATACATCAGGTTGCTTAATTGTGGGCGAAACACAACAAGACCTAGAGGTATCTAAAGATGGATTTATAGGCAGCAGCACTGTAGCTTACAAGAAAATGTATGCTAAAGTTGCAGCACAGTTACTACAAGGTAAAGACGTATCTATTGAATATACAACTATTAACAAGTTATTAGACAAACCAGTAGATAATGCAGCTAAAGACCATACAGTATTAGCTACAACAGTCTATGAAAAACTACAAGAGATTAACGGTAATGTACTTACTATTAAATCTAAACTAGGTGGAAAGGTAATAATATAATGTCAGATTTATTCGAAAAGAATAATAGAAGAAGAACCCAAGAGGGGAAGTTCAAGAAGGACTTATGGTGGACACCTTGGAACGAAGCATGGAGTTATAAAATGAGTGAAGACTTAAAAGATATGCTTGAGAGAACTGCCTGGACCTTCATTGAAGCGTTTATTGGTGCATTGACAGTTGCCCCATTAGTTGGTGTAGAAGCTGAAACAATTCAGTTAGCTGCATTAGCAGGTGGTGGTGCTGCACTAGCAGTAGTCAAGACATACGCTAAAAAACAAATAAGCAAATAGTTTAAATAGCAAAGCCGAGGGTGTTATCCTTTCTACCTCGGCTCTTGCTTACTCTTCTTCTTGAGAAGATTTCATTGATTCGTTGTAATCAGTTACAAACTTTTCTATTAAAGTATCTAGCTTACGCATATCAATACTTTTAAGAATAGGACCTTTACTAACTTCCTGACCTCCGCATGAATTAGCTACTTGTATAGCCCAGTTCTTTAGTTGCTTTGGTTCTTTGAATATATTTACTCTATCCATTAGAAAGGCAAGTCTCCATCATCTATTGTTTTTGGGTCAGGCAACTTAATACCATTTGATGCAGCAGCATAGTCTTTCCATGCCTCAGGTGTAGTTTTGTTATCCATCCACCAAGACTTAGCAAATACCTTACCGTCTACAGTATCTCCTGCTGTACAATTACCCATTAACGTACATCTAAAGTCAGGACTTGTAGGTTTATTCTTCTCATCTGCTTTGTAGTATTTTACAATACCACCACAAGGACATAATAAACCTTGAGTGTTCATAGCAGGTTTTCCATCAGGATGCTTGTCGAATTTCTTATCTCCGAACCCAGCTTCCTTTACTACCTCTATGGGATTGTCAGAAGATGTAGAGACAGGACGTGACTTAACATCCTCTGACTTTCCCTCTGACTTCTTAGGCGCAGGTTCAGAGGTCTCTACTTTGCGCATCTCTTCTTGGCTTGGGCGTTTCTTGTTGCTACCTTGATACTTCCAGTTAGCCAAAGCTCTACCAATAGCAGATGTTTCACAGTTTTCTACCCATGCATCTTTATTAGCAAAACCCCCTTGACCTTTAGTTTCTTGTGCAATACCTGTAGCAACAAGCCTACCGTTATTATCAGTAACATCAGCTTTGATTGTTACACAAGTTCCATCTTCAGTAATATGTACAACATTTGTTGTAATCATACCTTCGGGATTATCTTTCCAATATGCTTTAAGTCTGTCTTCGACCAATTCATATTCGTCTAAATTGAAATTAGGCATTTATTCCTCCTGTCTCCTAATACTTATATTATAAATGTGTGTCAGATGTAGTGGTAATATCTTTGTACATTAATTGTTGTTCACCAAACAATTTGCACAAGACATTACTACATACAAGTTTTGCTTCTTTAATACGTAAGATATGTCCGCAGTAATAGCAAGCAATACTACTCATTTGTCTCCTCTAAGTTAACCAAATACTCGGCTGTTACGCCTTTATTAGGTTTCACAAACAAACAAAACTGTGATGGTCTACCCATACTAGCTAGTTGTTCTTGTGCGAAAGTGTTGTAACTTTCGGTACTACCATTAACCCATACGCGCGTATCATTGATATACATAGTCGTTGGTGTGTGATAGTGTCCACATACTGCATGTGTAAAGTTTTCCATCAGTCCATTTGCTGCTAGTGATTTCCAACCTAATATTTTTTTATTGTATCCATACCAAGGTATACCTGCGTGACCTCTTATTTGGTCACCATGAAAGCACATGAACTTAGCTTTAAGACCTAGGTCTGCAACTAAATACCAGTTACGTTCGTTACCTCCGTCAGGTACAATAAACTTTATACGTGGTTCATTGGCAAACATTGTCTCTAGGATTTTACCTAGCATACGGTCAGCATTAGTTTCAGGATTGTAATCTCTACGACTACGACCACCTAATGCACCGTGATTACCTATGACCCAGTAAACATCTACTTCTTCAAACTCTGTTAGCAGTATTGAGAAAAATTTATGTAGTATCCTAGGACCGTCTACTGTTACTTGACGGTACAATGACGCGTCTATCAAGTGTGATTGCCCAGGAAAAATCAATTCTCCTTCTACAATATCTCCTAAACAAAGCACTGCTGCTTTCTTTACGGGATGAGATTGACGTTGCAACCTCGCCAATTCAGAGATTTTATGCGCGTATTGTACAACTCTCTCTTCAGCAGTAGCAGTGTCATACGTAGGTGTAGTCTTTGCTAGCTGAATATCTGATAACAATGGTACACAGATTTCTTCACCTGCAGTCTTGCGTGACTTTGGTGGAGGTTTTATTGGTGGCAAGTCTAAAGATAATATGCCATCTTTCACGGCACGATAGACAGCCTCCATCATATCTGCATTCTTGTCTTTTAACTTATCAATACGCTTGAGTAAACGTTCGTTGGTAGCCTTGAGTTCTGCGTACTTGCCGTCTGTTACCTCAGCAAGTAACTCAGTTATTTCTTCTTTACTTCTTTTAGCCATGTTCTCACCGATGTTGCAGTAATTTTTATATTGTATTCATCCTCAAGGATGTCAGCAATCTTTACTGCATTTACTTCTTTGCCCTGTTTTACTAGGTTTGCAACTGCGTCAAGGAAGTCTGAGGTATCTTTATCGATATTCTCATACCATTTCCCAGTCGTAGATACTATACTTTCTAGTAATTTTTCTATATCTTTATTCACTTTTTATATGTTACCATAGGTTTGTGACGTTTTTCTAATATTTAAATAAATATATAACGCACGCGTATTGAGATAAAATTTTTTTCTTTGACCTCGCACGCGTATTGAGACCAAAAAAAAAGCCACACGAGCGCTTGCGCGTCCGTGTGGCTTAAACTGTAGGTTAAATGGATAAAGACCTACAGTTAATAATTAATTATTAACTAAGTTCTCTGCCCATTTCTTAGCTTTTTCTACTGTCATTATAGGTATAATGTTCTTATCTGCAATCTTTTTCATTGCCTCTGTAGTAAGTACTGGACAAAAATCAACATCCATCGTACCTGTTTTAGTTTTCTTAACACCTGAAAATCTACAGTCTGATACAAGTATTCTTGGCTCAGGTTGTTTACCCAACCAGTCAAGTGCAGGACCATCAATAAGATTTTGTTGACCTCTCGATGGTATATTCTCTACCCACTTACCACCACTTGCAATAATCTGTAGCTTACCAACAGGTGTGTTGTCAGCTATCATTTCATCATAGCTCTCGTAACGTATATCTTCTCTATCGCTACCTGAATACATAGCAATAGTAGCTGCTGGTAACGTATGAACTAGCTCTTCTATATCATCTATGAAGAAATCCATAGACCCACTTACATCAATAAGAACTGTACCACCAGGGCGTTTAGTCTTAGATGTAAATATCTTTTAGTCTGTAGCA